CGTTTGTCCTGCTATGTAGTTGAAAGGTTGTTTAGGCGGAATCTTTCGCTGTTAACGGCCTTTCACGCATGTAGGACGAGGTGGCTTGTCAATAACATTGACAAAAAGCTTCCGAGGTTTGTAAGACTTCGAAAGTTTGCTGCCATGGGATCTGCTTTAACATTCCCTGTGCAGACCATAGTTTACGCTATGATCGTTGTCGGTTCGGCCCTGTTCAAGAAAGGGCTGCCCGTCAATGGTCGTAACATAGCTATGATTTCGCGCGAGGTCCAAGTGTTTGGCGACGATATGATCGTTCCCCAAACTTATGGTGCGCAAGTGGTGGAGGCGCTCACCCACCTGGGTTTCCAGGTGAACCATTCGAAGACTTTCCGGGATGGAAGATTCCGGGAGTCTTGCGGCATGGACGCATTCGAGGGTCACGATGTGACTCCCGCTTACGTATTAGCGCTTCCTATACGGAGCAAGCCTGAGTCCTTGGTCTCCACAGTCGCTTCATCACGCAACTTCGCTATGCGAGGCTGGTGGCGAGCGGCTGAGGTCCTAAAATCGAAAGGCGTTCGTGCAGGCATCAAAGATGTCGCCGACGTGCCGATGGATTCAGGCCTCTTCGGATGGCCCTCCAGCGTAGGCTACCATCTACCCGCAAGGAGTAGGTGGAATGCTAGCCTGCAAAGGAAGGAGCATCTTCTGACTGTTCCGGTTTCCCGGCAGCAGAAGCAGCTTCCCGAAGAGAATACGGGCTTGCTTCAGTACTTCACTGAGGCCCCAGAACCCACGTCTCCGTGGACTATGGGAGTCAGCCTAAGACCTCGGCTTCATCTTAAGCCGAGGTGGGTACCTTCACATACCTTCGTTGCCCACGACCGTCAGCTAGCAGCTGATTGGAATGTGGGAACCCTATCTCTGTCACAATGTGATCGAGTGGGGGGTGCTCGATAAGAGCCCGCGATGGCGACAGCCACGAAGTGGCCGAAGTGAAAGGGAGAAGTTCCGCAAACGCGTGAATTTCTAGAGGTTGTACTTTTGCAGTGC